CCCGGTGACGCCCGTGCTCATCCCGCCATATTGGCCCAGCAACTGGCTGACCAGCGGCATCGCCTCTTCCCAAGGGCGCGTCTGGCTGGACTGAGTCTGTTGCGTCTCTTTGCTGCTGCTGCTCATGTCAAAACCTTCTCAAGCCGGACGCTGCGGACGCGATAACCCTCAAGAACCCTCTTCCAAGCTTCTCTGCCGTCCAAAACGACACTAACACAGCCCTCAGCGCGCGCATATTCTTCGATCTTGACGTGGAAGCGAGACCAGTCCCGCATCCGATCGCCGCCGCACTGACACATCCAGCACACCAGCCCAGAGCGATGCTTAACGAGCTCCGTGGTCATAGCCGCGATAATGACCCCGTTCGCGTCCTCGATCGCCACCCACAACAGCGTCTTGCCGCTGGCAATCCGGTCAAGAATATCGGCGGGCATCAACTCATCGCAGACCGCAAGCCCCGATTCGATCATGTCCGAAACCCGGGGCCAGATTTGCACCGCAGTCCCAGGCTCAACCGCTTCGACAAGGACAGCCATCATCCACCCGTGCAAGTGTAGAAGAACCGCCGCACCGTCGCGCTCGCGGAATGAACGATGACAAAACTTCCCTGATCCACCTGTGTCTCGTCGACATAGCACGTACCCGCGCCGTATTCCGCCGCCGCGCCCGCGTTCGCCGGCGTCAGCATCGGGAAACAGTCTTTCGAGCAATTCGGATGGGATACGACCGTGGACGTCGCAGGGCCGGGCGCGAGCTGCACCACGCCGCCAGCGTTATGCCGCCCCTCGACAAGCTGGATCACCGCCTGGACGATGCGCCATATGTCCTTTTCTTCCGGCCTCAGCTGAATAGCCATTTACATGCGCCCCGCTTCTTGGACATCCGGACGGATGCCGCGCGCGTAGCGCCACGTCGACCCCGCAGGGATGCGCAGCCGCGCCTTGGCGAACCGCGCCTCGATCTGTTGAGGACAATCGCCCTCCGTATTCACCTGCGTTTCGGCAGTGTACGAAATCACGTCCATCGGCCGCATGCGGTAGCCGACCGAGCACATCGCATCCTGCGAATCCGTCATCGGCCCGAGCCCGGCAATGAACACCAGCGGCCCATCCGCGTCCTGCTCCGCCGTCTCAAGGATCGCCTCGATATTAGGCCCGGTGAAAAACCCGAGGATATTCGTCGGGCCAAAGGCCGACAGCGCCGCAATCGCCGACGTGGAGATGCTATCCAGCGAGAACGGCAGGTCGTCCAGCGAGCCGCCGATCCGGCCCCCGCTCACCCAAGGCAGCCCGAACGTCGAACCGGTCAGTTCAATATGCGTCGCATCAATGATGATCGGCACCCACTGCCCATTCATGTAGGCCGGGTTAATGCCCTGTATCGTGATGAAATTCTGCCCGGCGATCTGATAAAACGAATTCGATATCGCATCCAGCGTCAGCCGCACCCGACCAGCGGTCCCGGACGCCGCTCCGAGCACCGTCAGCCCGCCAGGCGCGATATAATCCAGCCCCTCAAGCGTCAGCCCCGGCCGCGCCAGATACCCGAGGAACTGCCCAGACATCGGCACGATCGACCACGGCCGATCCTTCACCGACCAGTCAAACCAGAGTATTTTGTCGAATAGACCGGTCTGCCCCTGCTGCGATTTATATGCCCACCCGACGCGCGTAGCCTGTGGGTCAGCCACGCCCTGCACCAATTGCAGATTATTCCGGTCCACATCCTCGAAAAAGAACCGGTCGACATACTCTTTCCCGATCGATACAGGCTCGCCGCCCGCCACGATGACCTTGAAGCCCTGCGCCGAGATGAAAAACGTCCGCGTCCCGGCGTTCACCACGGAATACTCTGCAAACAGAGTATCCTGCGTCGATATACGGGCGATCTGGAACGTCACCGGCGAGCCAGGCGCATACGTCAGGCTGCGGATGGCCTCGTCCTGGAACACCACCCCATAGGCATCACCGCCGGACAGCGCATGGCACACGCCGCCATCGGGAAAATCCTGAAAATCCGCCAGCCCGACGCCCGCAGTCCACGTCTCCGGCGCGTCCAGGTCCGACCACTGCGCGCGCCGCGGGTTGGAGAGCAGTTCCGTCAGCACCACGATCCGGTTGACGATCGCGATCTGCCCAGCCTGCGGCGGAGAGCCACCGAGATCCACAAACGTACCGCCCGAAGTCAGCACGTATTTCTGCGGAACCGTGTTGATCTGCGCGGCCAGCACGAATTCGTTGAATTGAGCGAATCGCCAGTTTTTGGCCGGCGTCAGCGACCCATACGCCACGGCGCCCTTGCTGACATCGTTCCATTGGAACGTGGTATTATCCAGCAGGTACAGCCGGTCAACCGTCCCGGCGAACACCGCGATCGATCCATCCGACCGCCGAGCGAAGAAGAACCCCCGGCACGCGGCCGGCAGCGCCTGCGTAAACCCCACGAAGTCCTTGAACGGGCCGTAGCCGTCGCCGCGCGGCACCACGCCGCTGATCAGCGTCGAGCTATCAGTCCCCAATTCGGTGATATCCGGGCGAAAGGCGGGGAAGGGCGCGACCGGCATCAGAACTGCATCGCTCTAACGCGCGACGTCCCCCTGATCTTGTTCGCCTCACTCTTGAGCATGCGGTAAGCCTGATCGGCCGCGCCATCGCTGCCCGGCTTATAATTCATCCGCGCCATCATCTTCTCATCGCGCGTGACGTGCGTCGCAATCTCGAACTTGGCGCGCGAGCGGATCAGCATCTCAGCGTCGTTCATCCAGACGTTCGAGGTATCCGCGCCATCGGTCGGACCCGGGAACTGCAAATAGCCGCCGATCGTCAGTTGATAAACCTGCGCCGGCGGATTCGGATAGATGATGATCGATTGGCCATCCCACGCCCAGGTCTGCGGCGGGCCAGCCTCCTGCCCGGTCTGGAGCGCGAGATAGACGTTCTCCGGCGTCTCCCGCAGCATCTTCTCGACCGTGGTCCCGAGAATATAATTTATATAGTCGATATCGTATAAACGCGGGATACGGATATCCGACCCGGCATCATAAATATACTGCCCCTGCACCGTGTTCAGCGTGAACGGGGATATCGGCTGCAGTTCATTGAACCGGAACCGCTCTTTCTGGTAAATTTCGATGGCATTGTTGATGTAGCGGAGGATGGTCCCGTTCGCGGCCAGATCAGACCGCGCGCCGAGCTCATAGGTGATCGCCGTCACCATCTGATCGCGTGAATTCCCGGTAGCCATCAGCCATCGCTCCGACCTTAGCCGGTTATGGCACCAAGGGAATTGTGTGCCACTTGCCCGGCGTCGACTGAATGAAGGTAGCAGTCTTGCCGGCCGTGAGCGAGAAGGCCGCGCCCGCGCCGCCGGCGTTGATGGTCGACGTGGCCGAGTCCGGGAAAATGTTCATGGCGTCCGCGGCGTCATTGTTCGTCACGATAAACATGACGGAACCGGTCAGCGTGGGAAGCCTGGCTGCATCGCCCGCGGTCGCGACAACCGTGAAGTGGCTATAGCCGCGCGTCAGCAGCTGCGCCGTGGTGATCGTGCCGGAAGGCGTCGCCGTCAGCGCGGTATTCGCGGAAATGCGCTGGATACCGACGAAATCGATCGAATCCTTGCCCTGATCCTGCGTGCCGGTGATGTAGGGCGGTAGCGTACCCTGCGCGAGCGCCGCGCCCGACAGGCAGAGGACCGCAGCCAGGGAGATCAGAAGGCGCTTGAGCATGGTCGCAACCTCGTTGTGGATTGAAACGAGCGGAAGGGCCCCGAAGGGCCCCGCCGAATATCAGAGGCCGATGCAGACGTATTTGGCGACGTTCGACGAGGTGCTGGTCTGCGTCAGGGTAATCGCCGTGGTCGACGTGGCGTAGGACTGCGAGGCCAGCGGCGTCGCGATCCAAGTCACCACGCAATGCGGCGCCGAACTCTTGGCCGAGCTAAAGGTCACCACACAGCCCGTCGCCGTCGTGCCCATGGTGATCGTGCCGGCCATATCGTTGCCAACCACGGTCGGCGAGCCGCCGCCGCAGGAGGTGGGCACCGGTGCCGTGGTGGAGCCCAGACCGATGCCATCGACCGAGGATTGATAGACCGCAAACGACAGCCCCGCCGAAAACACCAGCGCTGCGGCCGCCGAGGCCAGTTTCGTCCAAAAATTCTTCATTTCGAGGTTCCTTATGCAAGAATGGCAGGGGAGAGGCTGATTAAGACGACCAGCCGCCCTCGAATTCGATCACGATGATGGCCTGGCCGGCCGAGGCCGCGCCGCCGGTCTGCGTATACATCGCATAGGGCAGAACGTCGCCAGCCGCCGTCAGGGCGCGCCCGAGGGCCCGCGTCACGTCATAGACGCCGGTGACTGCCTCGTTCACATCCGCCGCGGCCACGATGTTATTGTAAGCCGCGCCGACCGTGCCGACCGTCAGAACGTTGGTCGTCACCGCGTTGAACGCCACGACGATTTCGACCAGCACCCGCAGGATAAACGCATTCTGCGGCAGCGGAT